ATAGGTGACGCTGTATGCGATAAGATAGGAACAAAGAACCCTGATGGTACATGTTCTATTGATGGTGGAGTATCAGCAGAGTTGATTATTGAGATAGCGAGTAGAATACAACTAATAAGCACCCCTGATGTGAGATATAGAAACACAGGTGCTATTGATGATATAGTATCATTCTTTAAGAGTAAGAAAAGTGCGTAATTTTCAAATATAATACATACTCTGTATGGATTGTAAGCGAAACTTTATAATTTTTTAAAGGCAATCTCCCGCAAGGGAGATTTTTTATGCTATAATGTATTCAACTTGAAAATGTTGATGCCTTTACGTCCTCACCAAATTGATGCTACTAAGGCAATGTTTCAACATGCCAAAGGTCAGATTATCATCCCTACAGGTGGTGGTAAGACTATGTGTATGATTGATGATGCTAAAAGATCAGGTGGTACTATTGTTGTAGTCGCACCACGCATACTATTGGCAGAGCAACTATCATCTGAGTTCTTAGAACAGATTGATAATGTATCTGTGATGCATGTACATAGTGGTGAGACACACCATTATTCTTCCACTAAAGTTGAGAATATTTACGAGTGGTATAAAAGAACAAAAGGTAATAAGATAATATTTACAACCTATCATTCACTTGATAAGGTTAAAAGATCTACTATTGATGTAGATACCATTTACTTTGATGAGGCACATAATAGTGTTAATAGGAACTTTTTCTCTGCTGTGGAACATTTTGCAACTGGAGGTGCTAGTAGGTGCTTTTTCTTTACTGCTACTCCTAAGTATAGTCGCACTATCAAAAAGTCTGGAATGAATGATAGAGGAGTGTATGGTGATGTTATATGTCAAGTACCAGCACCTAAGTTAGTTGATGAGGGTTATATATTACCACCAAAAGTTGAGGTATATAAGAGTAAAATATTAAGTAAGGATGAGGTCACTTGTCATGTAGATTCAAAAGAGATAGTTAATGCCATTGATAGATTGACTGTTGATAAAGTTCTTATTTGTGCTAAGTCTACCAAACAGATTACTAATCTTTTGTATGCTTCTAAGTTTCTTGATGAAATAGCATGGCGTGGATATTCATGGATGACTATCACATCAAAAACAGGTGCTATTGTTGATGGTGATAAGGTAGATAGAGAAGAGTTCTTTAATGTACTGAATACATGGGGTAAGGATGATAATAAAAAGTTTGTAGTATTACACCATAGCATATTAGCGGAGGGTATCAATGTAAAAGGTCTTGAGGCAGCGTTGTTTATGCGAAACATGGATTATATCACTATTAGTCAGACTATAGGTAGAGTGATACGTTTAGGTAGTGTTAAGAAGACTCATGGTAAAGTATGTGTTCCTGTGTATAATAATGTAGGAATCTCTACTGCCAAAAAGGTTGAGGCAGTTGTTGATACAGTATTCAATCATGGTCAACCTGCAATTTCAGTTGTAACACGATGAACATTAGAGAAGACGAATATATGTCAAGTGATGTATGGAAAAGAAATATTCCACCTGTTACTGATTTTAAGAGAGGAAGTACCTATAATCAATGTGGTATGTGGGTTATGTGGACTTATTATATCATTGTTGCTATGATGATAGTAAGATTAATCTGGGTATTAAACACATGAACATCTTTGTAACTAACCCTGATCCACATAAAGCTGCTACTGAGTTACCTGACAAGCATGTGGTTAAGATGCCATTAGAAACTTGTCAGATGCTTTCTATCATATACTCTAAGTGGTATTATGATTGGGGTGAGATACATAAAAAAGATGGAACTGCATACAATACAGAGAAAGGTGCTTTCCGTAATCATCCTTGCACTAAATGGGCAGCAGATAGTATATTCAATACTGCTTGGTTGATTCAACATGGATGTGCATTATCTGATGAGTATTCATATCGTTATGGTAAATTGCATGGATGTCATAAAGCATTATTTGAGGCAAAGAAAACATTTCATAAGATGGCAGGTGAGGTCATTACTTGTCATTGTATGGTAGAATGGTTCACAAGAGCAATGCCTGATGAGTTTAAGAAAGATCGAACTATCGACACCTTTACTGCTTATCAAAAGTATATCAATTCTAAACCTTGGGTAAAGGATAATTACCTACGCAAACCTGAACGCAAACCTTCTTGGATTCAATGAGAGACACTATTCTATTCGGAGATTGTAGAGATACACTCAAAGAGTTTGATGAGAAAGCGAGGATGTGTGTTACATCACCCCCTTACTATGGTTTAAGAGACTATGGTGGAGAAGAATCGCAGATAGGATTAGAACAAACTCCAGAGGAGTTTATTGATGAGTTGGTAAAGGTATTCAGAGAAGTAAGAAATGTGCTTACAGATGATGGAACTTGTTGGGTAAATCTGGGTGATAGTTATTATAACTATAGACCAAGTAAAAATGGAAAATCTTATGTGAAACAAACTGTAAGTAGAACTAATCAAGATCTACCAGACAATTCACCTAAAAGAGGAACAAAGTTACAAGGATATAAAGAGAAGGATCTCATTGGTATTCCTTGGATGTTTGCGTTTGCTATGAGGGCAGATGGATGGTATCTGAGACAAGATATTATATGGCATAAACCTAATCCAATGCCTGAAAGTGTGAGAGATAGATGTACAAAATCGCATGAATATATGTTCTTGTTTAGTAAGAATAAGAAGTATTTCTATGATAATGAAGCAATCAAAGAACCAGCAAAAGATTGGGGTACAAGAGATAGAACTAAAGGCAAGTATCATAATGAGGGAACAGGATTACAACCCCATTCAGGTTTAAGTAAGAGTTATCCAACTAAGAATAAGAGATCAGTATGGAGTATTACCAATAAACCATACAAAGGTGCACATTTTGCAGTGTATCCACCCGACCTGATTGAACCCTGTATCAAGGCAGGAAGTGAGAAGGGTGATATTGTACTTGATCCATTCATGGGAAGTGGAACTACTGCTATGGTGGCAAAATCACTAGGTAGAGACTACATTGGATGTGAGTTACATGAAGATTATGGTGATCTTATAAACAAGAGAGTATATGATAGGGGTGGAACGCTTGATGCGTTAATGTGACAGTTAAATAATTGTCACAGAGGTCATTCACAAGTAATGTATCCATCACTATAATAAGAGAGTAATCAAGGGAACCACCCATGAACACACCCTCAAATCAAATCTTTACTGACATTGATTTTTTAGTTGATGAAATGGCAATGGACGCTGACCAATGCGATGAGATATTGAAAGCATGTGAAGATCTTGGAGGTATTAGTGCCGAGTATTTCTGTGAGGAGTTTGTATTCATTCCTGATGATTCTACTCCAGATGATGTAGCAAGATTACATGATCCAGACTATCTCAACATAGCAGTTTTCAATTCACTTTGGTGGTAACAATGACAAAACTTACTTCAAAACAACACAACGAAATCGCTGAACAATTCGCTGAATTAGTTGTTGATGGCATGGACATGAAAACACTTGTCGGATATGCTATGGATAATCTCATGGAATATTATGAGAAGTGTGATGAACATGAATTGAGAGAATTGGTTGATGAGTATGATGAAAATTTATTTGATGAGTTGGTTGACAATGTAACCCAACAATATCCTAAACAAGTTAATTCTTTTGGAAATTGAAAATGCAACCACTTGACCCTAAAATCTATGAGGCATTGAAGGATGCCACTCCAACAGTTAAGTATTACTTTCTTCTACCACCCAAAAAAGACTAATGGCACGAACATTACATCTAACTAATGCCCAATTCGCTGCTTTATATGATATTTTAGCAGAGACAGTTGAGTACATTGAAGGTGATCTAATCACAACTGAAGATGAGAATGGAAATGAAATAAGAGAAGATATAACTGACTATGAAGCATATCAAATCTTTCAACTAATTAAAAACATTCAGGGGGAAAATTAATGCCATTAATTCACCTAACCAATGATGAAGTCTATCAAATGGTTAAACTCTATGACCTATTGAGAGACATTGATATGATTGATGACTTGCCACTTGAAGTACAAGTAGCATTTGAAAAGATCCAAGAGCAAGAGGTAGATCCAGAGGCACAAAAGGTAGAACAATGTATCATTGATGGTAATGATTACAAAGACTGTGTTGATCGTATGGTAGAAACCATGAAGTCACCAGTAGAACTTGAAAATGTGACTGATGCGTGGTATGATAAGGAGGGTAATTTAATTCCATGAACAAAGTATTTTTAACTTTAACTGAAGATGAGTACAATTTAGTTGTATGGTCATTAGAACAGATGTGGTTAGATTTTGATCCACAATCTGAACAGGATGCTCACAATGCTATCGCAAAGTTGAGAGAAATGACAGACTTTGTGCCAGTTAAGGAAGTGGCACACATACACCAGAAAAGAGATCTGGATTCACTATAATAAAAGAGTAAAGCAAAAGAGGCATCCACCAAATGACCTACACAGACATTGAAAACATCTTCCAAGATCTCAAAGAGAAGTTTCTTGCTGAAGAGGCAAAAGATGAAATGGATCAGAACATCATGGGTATTCACATGAGTGAACTTGATGAGGTACTTGAGATTCTACATGACATTGTAGACTATTCTCCTACTGATGAGGAAATCAACTATCAATCTAACTGGCACTAATAATGTACATTTCCGATCAGATTGATTTTCTTACAGTAGTTTATGAAGACTATTGTACTAAGCATCAACTACCATACGTTTCTGCGGATGAGCAAGACTACATGCCAGAACATGACGCATGGTTGACCAAGTTTAGCGAAATGTGGGACTTGGCAGTAGACAGTTGAACAACTGGCACAATGAGGGTGGCAACGCCCTCATTTTTTATTATAATAAAAACATCACCAACGGAGTTCATCATGTGTA